GAAGTTGAAGTTGAACCTGAACCTGAAATGGAACCTGAACCTGAAATGGATGATGAAGTTGAATTAGATGTAACTGATTTGGTACAAGGAACTGAAGAAGCACAGAATTCAGCTGAAGAAGCCAATAAAAAAGCTGAAATGTTATTAAGTAAATTAGACAATCTAACTAATTCTTTAGATAAAATGTCGGCTATGAATAACAAGATAGATGACTTAGAGAATGAATTTGAGAAAAGAAATCCGACTCCTGAAGAAAAATTAGAAATGCGTTCATTAAGTTCTTATCCTTATAACCTAAAATTAACAGATTTTTGGTCTGAAAAAGAAGGTAATTATGACGTTATGAATCAAGATAAGGATGGTGAGAAAGAATATGTATTAACTCAAGATGATGTGGATAGAGATTTTAATCCAATGGAGATTAAAGACTCTTTTAAAGACGAAGATTACCAAAGTAATCAAAGCTTTTAAAGCTAAAGTATTAAATATCAAAACGAAAGGTGTAATTTAATTATTACACCTTTTTTTTTTGTAAAAATATTAAAAAAGACTTGTAATAACTCATTTTAATTAGTATCTTTGGCTCAGTTATTTTAATGTAAATCATTAGGTAGCGTAACACGATTACCACCCGTGAATTATAAGTGGTGGTGATACAAATAAAGACTCCGACATATAAAAAACGAAGGTCGGACATTTACTAATAACAAAATTATAACTATGAGTAACGAGAAAAAAAATCCGTTAGAAGCGATGTTAGCTCAGTACGAGACATCGACTTCAAAATCGAGTAACAACTCATTTGACAAAACAAATTACTTCACTACGTATTTACCAGATGGTATTGAAAGTGCAGTTAAAAAAATTAGAATTTTACCACCAGAAGAAGGTAAAACACCTTTCGAAGAAGTTCACGTACACAGTGCTAAAGTTGACGGTAAAAACCGTAAATTCACTTGTATTAAAGAACTGAATGACGAAGATTGTCCTTTCTGTGAAGCTAGAGAAGAACTACTTTCTACGGGTGAAAAAAGTGATGAAGAATTAGCAAAGAAATATAAAGCTAGGTTAATGTACATCGTAAGAGTTATTGACAGAGAAAACGAAGACGAAGGTATAAAATTCTGGAGATTTCCAATTAACTACAAAAAAGAAGGTATCTTTGATAAAATAATGGCAACCATTGGATTATTAAAAGAAGATATCACAGACCCTGAAGTAGGTAGAGACTTAATTCTTAACATAGTTAGAGTTAAAAACCCAAGAGGTGGTACTTACCCAATGGTTAACTCAATCCAAGCATTCGATAAAGGGCCTCTAAGTGAGGATAAAAAACTAGCTAAAGGCTGGTTAAGTAACAATAAGAGTTGGAAAGAAGTTTACTCAGTAAAAGGTTACGATTACTTAAAAATTGTAGTCTTAGGAAAAATCCCAATGTGGAGTAAGAAGCAAGAAAAATTTATTGCAAAAGAAGACTTAGAAGCTGAAAATGAAGATTCAGAAGACTCTAACAGTGAATTAGAAGACCAAATCACAATGGGAGGTGGTAGCAAAAACATTGATACCAAAAGCACTTCAGATGTTAAAACAGAAGAGTTAACTGAAAGTGAAAATAGTTACGATACCGTAGCTGAAGAAGAAGATGAAGAAGAAGATGATTTACCATTCTAAATAGGTAACATCTTAATATAATAGTAAAAAAGGGGGTGAGGTTACCTACCCCCTTTTTTTTCCTAAAATAGTGAAAAAATAAAACAACTCTGGGTGCAGTAAAAATAGAATATATGGCAAAAAGTAAAAAACCGAGTAAAAAAACTGTTTCTAAATCCTCTTATAGTTTAGAAGATTTTAAAAAATCTCAGGGGGTTGAAAAAACCGTTAAGGATAAAGAGCTATCTTGGATACCTTTATCTAAAGCGTGGCATGATGCTATCGGAATACCAGGTTTTGCTAGAGGTTATGTAAACTCAGTTAGAGGATATTCAAATACGGGTAAATCAACTGCTTTTTATGAATCAATAGCAGGTGCTCAAAGAATTGGTGATTTACCAGTTATCTTTGAAACTGAAGGTAATTTTGATTGGGAACATGCTAGAAAGTGTGGTGTTAAGTTCGATGAGAATGTAGATGAAGAAACTGGTGAAATAACTTACAGTGGTAGATTTTTATACATGAGTAATCAAGACTTATTAGATAAGTATCAAAATTATGACCACCAACATAGTAAGATGACTTCAAAGCCTTTAAGGTATGAACCAGTTATTGAAGACATTTCACTAAGTATGACTGAACTATTAGATTTACAGCAAGAAGGTAAATTACAAGAAAATTTATGTTTCTGCTGGGACTCTATAGGTACGCTGAATGGATTTAAATCAGCGATATCTAAAACAAGCAACAATATGTGGAACGCAGGTTCAATGAAATGTTTCCAAGCAATTGTTAATTTCAGAATACCTAGTTCTAGAAGAGAGGATAATGAATTTACCAATACGTTTATCTGCGTACAGAAAATATGGTACGATAGTATGAACATGAAAATTAAACATAGTTGTGGTGAGTTTATGTTCTTTAACTCTAGATTGATTGTACATTTAGGTGGTATTGTATCTCACGGTACGGCCAAACTAAAAGCAACATCATTAAGTAAGGATTTTCAATACGGAACTGAATGTAAGATATCTTGCGAGAAGAATCATGTTAGTGGTATTGAAAAGAAAGGAAAGATAGCATCAACTCCACATGGTTATTGGAACCCAGACGAGTTAGATACTTACAAGAAAGAACACCGTGACTTTATACATGATAATCTAGAAGTAGATTACAATGCTGAAGTAGTGTTCTCGACTGAAAAAGGAGAAAGAGGTGAAGACGACTACGATAGTATGTAAACTTTAAAAACAAAAGATGTCTAAAAGACCAAAAAGAAAAGTGGGTATTTCTAAAAATACTAGGAATACCCTACTTATCGATGGAAATGCATTATTTAAATTAGGTTTCTTTGGTGCTAAAGATATGTACACTAGAGATGGTGACCACATAGGTGGATTATATATCTTCATTACAATACTTAGGAAATTACTACAAGAGGATTTATATTATAGGGTTTTTGTTTTCTGGGATGGAAAATTTAGTGGTAGAAAACGATGGGAACTTTATAAGGATTATAAATCTGACCGTGGCAAAGACTTTGAAAATGGGACTCACCCAGTAGATATTCAAGAAAAAACTGAAATATTCTTAATAAGACAGTATCTAGAGGAATTATGCATTAGACAATTAGTTGATAATTCAAAAGTAGGTGTTGAAGCAGATGACTTTATTGCTTACTACTGTCTAACTAGAAAATCTAATGAAAAGATAACTATATGTACGTCTGATAGAGATTTGTGTCAGTTAATAAATGATGATGTTAGAATTTATTTATGTGATAAAAAAGAATACGTCACCTATGATAATTACCAAAATTATTTTAAACATCACCAAAAGAACTCTAAATTAATTAAAATAATTGGTGGTGATAACTCAGACAGTATTAAGGGGATTGATGGAGTTAAAGAAACAAGTTTACTCAAATACTTTCCAGAGTTAAAAGAGCGTGAAGTTTCATTAACTGAAATACTACAATCAGCTAAAAAACAATTAACGGAAAGAGTTGAGCAAAAGAAAAAGCCTTTAAAAGTATTAACAAATTTAGTTAATAGTAAAACGAAAGGAGTTCAAGGTAAAAACATTTATAAAATAAATGAGAAGATAATTGACCTAAGTAATCCTTTAATTGACAGAAAGAATAAAGAGTTATTAAAATACTACAGGAAGCCCATGGGTGATTTAGATAGTAGAGGTATTAAAAACGTTTATAGTTTTATGAAGCGTGACGGTGTTGATAAAGTAATAGAATCATTTAGCACGAATTATCTACTACCTTTTAAAAAATTAATAGAGAGAGAACGTAAAGAACTAAATAAATAAATAAATAAAGATGAGTAAAACAAAAGAAGAAAAGCAATTAGAATTTGAGAAGCAAATCGTTAAACCATTCGAATTTGTATTGAAAATCAATGACAATATTATTTGTCAAAGGTATTTTAATATTAAAGGTTATAATAACGAATGTAGAGAGTCTCTAGAGATGAAAGAAATGATGGATGATATCATGGGAGTCAACCAGCAAATTAAATTAGGGGTTATACCCGATTTTTTCAAATACAGATGTGTTGTTAATTCTTATAAACCTTATTACAACCAAAACAATTATTTAAACGATAAAGATGATATCTTTAGTTTGGAAGTATTAAAAAATAACGTAAATAAATTACGTAATAAGAACAATGATTTCAACTTAGATGATTTACAAAAGGAGAAGTTAGTCGAAGGTACCTTTGATGGTAAAATGTTTCATCCTAATGTTAGGTATGAAATTGACATCAGGAGTATAATTCCTGAAATTATTGGAGTAATTCAAGACTACTTAGGTAGTAGCTCTTATACCAAAGAATATGGTGACGTATCCTTGAAAAGAAATAACAGATTAACACAAAAAGATAGACTTAAATTAGTTACATACTAAATATGACAGATATTAAAAAAGACGAAGGATTTGGATTTTTAGGAATTCCGTATCAGAAAAGATTAATATCTCAGTTAATAACAGATTATAGGTTTGCGTCAAATATATTAGAAATAGTTGACGCAAACTATTTTACGGATTTATATTTAAGAATAATAGTGTCTGAGATAAAGGGTGCACATGAGAATGACGACGTTATCTTAGATTTTGATGGGTTATCATATAGACTTAACAGTAGAGGTGATAACGACACTGTTAAGATGTATACTGAAGCTCAAATGGATGAAATTAAACACATACCATTAAAGGATTCAGAATTTATCCAAGACAGGGCAATGAAGTTCTGTAAGCAACAGGAACTTAAAAAAGCCACTAATGAAATCTTAAACATAATCGATAAAGGTGATTTAGATGATTATGATGCGTGTGAAGAAATACTTAAAAAAGCCTTAGAAGTTGGTTCAGACAAAGATGATGCTATTGATGTTTTTGATAATATTGATGAAGTATTAAGCGAAGACTTTAGAAAACCAATACCAACAGGTATAAGCGGATTAGATGAGAAAATGAATGGTGGTTTATCTAAAGGCGAATTAGGTGTGATATTAGCGCCTTTTGGTGTCGGTAAGACAACTATGATTACTAAACTGGCGAACACGGCTTACAACGAAGGTAAGAAGGTTCTACAGATATTCTTTGAGGATACCCCTAAGGTAATACAAAGAAAACATTTATCATGTTCAACTAAGATAACCCTAAACGACTTATCTTTACCTGAAAATAGACCAATTATTGATGAGTCTATTCAGAGGGGAAAAGAAAATGAAGGTTACTTGTTACTTAAGAAGTTTCCTAGTGACGGAACCACTATACCTGTAATCAAGAACTATGTTAGAAAATTAGCGGCAGCTGGTAATAAACCAGATATGATATTAATCGATTACATTGACTGTGTTACACCAACTAAGAGTTATGATAAAGGTTATGAGGCTGAAGGACCTATAATGAGGAAGTTTGAATCACTATTGAGTGAATTTGATATGGTCGGCTGGACTGCAATACAAGGTAATAGAGATTCTATTAATGCTGACACAGTAGATTCCACTATGATTGGTGGTTCTATCAAAAAAGGTCAGATTGGTCACTTTATCGTTTCAATTGCTAAAACCTTAGACCAAAAGGAAATAGGTCGTGCTAATATGGCCATACTGAAATCTAGATTTGGTATTGATGGTATTGTTTTTACTGATGTCGAGTTTGATAATGGTAGAATGCAAATTAATATTGATGATGGAGGTTATTTGAAAGCATCCGAAATGGGTGATTACCAAGAAGAGCAGAACAAAACACGTGTTAGCGACTTAATGAAAAATAAATTTAAGAAAAAAATGGAAGAAAAATCACAATTATAAATAAAAATAGATAGTTATTAATACAGATAAACTAAAATAAAAAAACAATAAACATGAGTAAGTATTTAAACATTGACAATGGTAATAGGGATACCAAGTTCCCAGTTCTTCATGATAAACTATGGAAGTTCTATAAGAAACAACAACAAAAGATATGGACCGCAGAAGAGTTAAACCTATCTAATGATACCTTAGAAGGTATACCAGAAGGTGAAGTGGTTATATTGAAAAACCTATTGGCTTTCTTTGGAGTTTCAGATACTCTAGTTCAAGATAACTTAGCTGATGAAATCGTATCAGAGTTCTCAAGCGTTGAGGAAATTAAATCAAATTACGTTTATCAAGCTTATATTGAAGATGTTCATAGTGAAACATATTCTCTATTGATTGAACAATTGATTGAGAATGAAGAAGAGAAACAAGCTATGTTTCAAGCCATTCAAACTAACCCAGTTGTAGCTTCTAAAGTAAAGTGGGCGAACAAATGGCTAGATAACGGTGATATCATACAAAGATTGGTTGCGTTTTCTTTATTAGAAGGAATGGGATTCTCTAGTACATTTGCTATACTAATGTTCTTTAGATTAAGATATCCTCAACTAACTGGTTTAGGTCAGGCGAATGAGTTAATATTACAAGATGAAGTATTGCACATGCATTTTGGTATTAACATGCACAACAAATACATCAAGAAAGAATTTAGGTTACCACCTGAAGAAATTAAAGAGATGATTATGGGTTGTTATGAGACAGAAAAAGTTTTTGTTGAGTCAATTTACAGTGGTTCTTATGTACTAGGACTACCGAAGGATAAATTAATCCAGTACATTCAGTATGTGACTGATAGTTTATTAATGTACTACGATATTGATAAAGTGTTTAGAGTTGAACAACCATTTGACTTTATGGCGTCATTCTCGATTGTAGAGCGTCAAAACTTCTTTGAAACTAAAGGTGGTGAGTATAATAGATTAACTAATATTGGTGGTGATTTAACTACTGATGACTTTTAAAAACAATTCAATGAAAATAATTAAAAAAGACGGTAATAGTCAAAACTTTAACCCTAATAAGGTTTTAACTAGAATAAAAAGGACTGCTAGAAACTTAAATTTAAGAATTGATGCAGATAAATTATCACAAAAGGTCATTCCACAAATACAAGATGGGATGACCACTAATGATATTGACAACTTAATTGTTATTGAATCGTTAGGGTCGGTATTTTTACACCCAGACTACTCTATGGTGGCTTCAGCTATTGAAATTGATAATTTACATAAGTTGCACAAATACAAAGAGTTTAATATTGAGTTAGATTACTCTAGAGATTACTCTTACGATTACTTAGCTTGGGCCACATTCAAAAAATCATACAGGAATGGTGATGAATTACCTCAAGAAATGTACGGTAGAATTGCAACTGAATTATCTGAGAGCAAAGAGGATGCACAGTATTTGTATGATATGTTATCTACAAAGCAGTTAAACTTTGCAACACCAATTAACTTAACTGCTGGAACTGGTGCAAATAACAATAGATTTATTTCATGCGATATCAACTTCCTAAAAGAAGATAGCCTAGAGGGTATTGTAGATACACTAGGTGAGTTAGCTAAATCATCTAAAGATGGTTCTGGTATTGGAATATACATTGGTAACCTTAGAAGTTCTAAAAGCAAGGTAGGTGATTTTAACGGTAATGCAGCTGGTATACCTAGATTAGCAGATTTAGCTCAAGGTATTGCTAGATTCTTTAATCAAAGAGGTAGAAGAAATGGAGCGTTTGCTTTATATGCACCAACATGGCACAAAGATATCATTTCTCATTTAGAGTTAAGACTTAATGAAGGTGATGAAAGATTAAGAACTAGAGATATTTTCAACGGTGTGTGTGTTGATGATTTATTCATGGAAGCTCTATTGGAAGAAAGGGATTATTATTTATTCTGCCCTAACGATATAGTTAAAGCTGGTTTAAAACCTTTTTATGAGTGTTCACCAGATGAATTCAGAAGTGTATACGCAGAAGCTATAGAGTTAGGTTTAGGTGAAAAGATAAACCCAAGAGACATTTGGAATAAAATATTAATGTCTCAAGCTTCAACTGGAACTCCATACGTGGTTTACATCGATTCTATTAATAGGAAGAACATGCAAGAACACTTCGGTAATATCAAAAGTTCAAACTTATGTGTAGAAACACTTTTATATGCTGATAAAGACGAAGTAGGTCAATGCGCTCTAGGTTCTATTCCACTTATGACGTGTAAGGACATTAGAGAGGCTTCTAGAGTGTTAAGTTACTCAATTAACCTAGTAATAGATAGAAACGTTTATTCGACTGAGAGAGCCGAAAAAGGAGGTCTAGGACAAAGAACTATCGGTATCGGAGTTGCAGGTCTAGCTGAGTACCTATATTCTAGAGGTATGTCATTTGAAAGTGAGGAAGGTAAAGAAGCTTTCAAAAACATTATGAGAGAAATTTACCTAGGTGCCGTTAAAGGCTCTCAAGAGTATTATGAGAAACATAAAAAGACGTTTAGAGATTATGACAACTCATTGTACGCTAAAGGTGTATTTAACCCTCAGAAATGGGGTGTTCATGAACATGAAATTGACATGACTAAACCTGTAGCTAACAGTTTATTTACAGCTCTTATGCCAACGGCATCATCATCTAACCTATTAGGTTGTACTGAAATGTTTGAGGTGCCACAAGGTATGGTATACAGAAGAAAACTGGATAAAGGTGAATTCGTAGTAGTTCAAAGAAACCTAGTTGAAGATTTAGAAAAGATAGGTATTTGGAATGAAGAACTTGCTAAGAGAGTAGTAATGGCAGGTGGAACAATTCAAGGTTTATATGACATTCCTAAAGATATAAGGGAAAAATATAAAACAGCTTATGAGGTGTCTCAAAAGAAGAGAATTGATATGATTAATCATGCGTTCCCTTATATTGACCAATCAACGTCACTTAATTTATATTACCAAGACGGCAATTTCAGTAAATTATCAGCTGCGTTGATACATGGTTGGAAGATAGGTAATAAGACTGGTGTTTATTACACTAGAGTACTTAAGAAAGACGCTGAAACAACTAGTGACTTATTCATGAGAAAAGACACTACTCCTGAAAAACCAGAGGATTCAGATTTCGAATGTTTCGGGTGTTCAGCTTAAAGCAAAATAGTAAAATAGATATGTAAAAGGTGTAAGATTAAGTTCTTACACCTTTTTTCTTTTAAAACTTTATTTATTAATATTTATTAGTAAAATAGAGTATGGCTAATAAATCAATAAATATAAACTTTCCTTTTAGAGATAGTGACAAGGGTTTCTTCCTAGAATTAAATACTGAAGATTCTAAGGCTATCAAAGCTGATTTATTACATTTAATACTAACCAATAAGGGTGAACGTTTATATCTACCCGATTTTGGAACAAATTTACGTAAATACTTATTCAACCAATATGACGGCATTACTGAGGGTGATATAAAAAATGAAATAAGTGAAGCCGTTAAAAAATACATCCCTAATTTAAAAATTAACACAATTACATTTGATGAGGCACCTCAAAGCCAATATGGTGTAGTAGTCAGAATTGATTACACGGTTAGTGAAGACGTTTTTGAAACCCGTGACTTCGTAATCATACAACTTTAAACAGATACTACTTATTTATCGTTTTAAAAAAAGAAATGCATTTATTTTTTTTGAAAAATAACTATATTATATTTATAATAAAAGAATTATGGGAAAAGGAATTGCTTATTCTAGCAGAAATTTCGCTGATGTCAGAACAGAACTAATTGACTTCGTTAAACAATATTATCCAGATATACTATCGGACTTTAACGACGCTTCGATAGGTATGTTATTAATTGAATTAAACGCTGCTGTTAGTGACATGTTATCAGTTAACACAGATAGAGCGTTCCAAGAAACTCAAATTGATTATGCTCAGCAAAGAAATTCCGTTTTATCTATGGCTAGAACCTTTGGTCTTAAAATACCAGGAAAGAGACCATCTATAAGTATTGTAGATTTTTCAGTTACTGTTCCAGTATTAGCTGATTCGTTTGATTCTAGGTATGCGCCAATAATCAGAGTAGGTACACAAGTTTCTGGTGGTGGTAAAATATTCGAAACTGTAGATGACATAGACTTTAGTAATCCTTTCACAACAGGTGGTATACCAAACAGATTAATAATACCAAACTTAAACAGTAATAATAACATAGTTAGTTATACTTTAACTAAAAGAGAAATAGTGTTAAACGGTGTAACAAAAACATTTAAGAAAACAATATCAAATGCCGACATCGTACCTTTCTATGAATTAATTCTACCTGATAATGACATTCTATCCATAACTTCAGTAATCACAAAAAATGGTACTAATTATAACGAAGAACCAACTATTGACGAATTTTTAGATTTTGATAATAGATGGTTTGAAGTTGATGCATTGGCTGAGGACACTAAATTCGTAGAAGACGTTAATGAAGTTTCTGATAATGTAGGTATAAAACCAGGTAAGTGGATTAGAATAACTAGGAAATTTTTAAAAGAATATACTGATAATGGATTCGTTAAACTATTGTTTGGTGGTGGTAACGAAGACATCAATGCGATAAACGACTTTGACATTGATAACCCATTAACAGATAGAATTGGTGATTTTATAAATAATTTATCATTAGGTGAAACTTTAAAAGCTAACACGACCGTATACGTACAATATAGAGTAGGTGGTGGGTCAAATACAAATTTAGGGTCTAATACCTTAACATCGGTAAATCTAGTCGATATCTTTGTTAATGGCCCTGATACGATACAAAACAACTCAGTGAGGCAATCATTAACGGTAAACAATCCGATACCAGCTTTAGGTGGTAGAGATAAACCATCAATAGATGAGATAAGAAACCTAGTTAAATATAATTTTGCGTCACAAAATAGGGCTGTAACAATTAAGGATTATCAGTCTAGAATAAGTCTAATGCCAGGTGAATTTGGCGTGCCATTTAGAACTGGTGTTTTCGAAGAACAAAATAAAATAATGGTTTATATTCTAGGTTTAGATAATCTAGGTAAATTAACAAATTCTTCAACAACAACCCTTAAACAAAATATATCAAATTATCTATCTGATTATAGAATGTTAAACGATTACGTCGTTATAAATGATGGTCAAATAATAAACTTATCATTTGAATTTGATTTGTTAATAGAAAAAGATTACCCGCAATCACAAATTATATTAAATGTGATTAATAGTGTTAAAGAATATATGGATATTAATAAACACTATATGGGTGAGAACATTTATTTAGGTAAATTAATTGAAGCTATAAATAATGTAGGTGGTGTTATTAATGTAATTGAGAATAAAGTTTTTAACAAAGTTGGTGAAGGAGTCTACTCAATGAACGAGATACAACAATCATTCAATGATGAAGAAACCAGAGAAATATTTATTTCAGATGAATTTACTTTATTCGGAAATCCGATAAGTATGTTTGAGGTTCGTTATCCTAAAAAAGATATTCGTGTAAGAGTTAAAACAGCACAATAACAAACGGTGTTGTAAAATATTAATAGTTGATTAAATATGGGATGTGGATGTAAAAGTAAAAATAATGATAAATATAATTCTAAACTAGGATTAAAAGATTCAGGTGGTGAATTAACTTTAAAGGGTAAGGTATTTAAAATACCACTTGCCATTGGGTTAACAATGCTGTTTTTATTTTTATCACCTATTTTATTGATTTATATTTGGTATCTATTCATGGAACAAATATTCACAAATAGGATGTTATTATTTTCTTTTTTAAATAAATTTAAAAAAGATGATACCACTAATGATGATGGTGACGACTCAGAGGAAATTAACCCTGATGAATACGTGTTAATGGATGTAGATAAAGTTAAGTAATGTCGAAAAATATTAGAATAAGGACAACACCAAATGGCGGTGATAAAAATGTTAAGATTCAATTAAATCAAGATTTTGATTTTCTTGAAATATTATCATTAAAAATATCTCAAGAAGACGCATACCGTAGTTTTTATTCTAATTATGGTGTTGTAGTAGGGCGTGTGATAATGAATAGTGGTGTTGGGGTACCAAATGCCAAAGTTTCTATATTTATACCTTTAGATGAAGAAGACGCACAAGACCCTGAAATATCGACGATATACCCTTATTCAGATATACAAGTTTTAAATAATGACGGTGTTAGGTATAATACATTACCCAAAAATGTGGATAAAGAATGTCACGCACCAATAGGTACTTTTCCCTTAAAAAGAGAGATTATAGATAATGATAAATTATTCAAGGTATATAAGAAATATTACAAATACACCACGACAACAAACGATGCTGGTGATTTTATGTTATTTGGTGTACCAGTAGGTAATCACATACTGAATGTCGATGTTGATTTATCAGATATAGGAATTTTCTCTCAAAGACCTTATGATTTTATTGAACAAGGTAATCCAGAAAAACTATTCGAATCACCAACTAAGTTTAAAACTAATAATAACTTAAATAATTTAACTCAGGTTAAAAATAGACAAGTAGGTGTTAACGTTATACCTTTTTGGGGTGATAAAGTTAATAATGAAGTCGGTATTAGTAGAGTTGATGTTGACCTAAATTATAATGTTGAACCTAAAGCTATTTTTATCGGTTCTATTTTTAGTGATAATGATAAAAATAGTGTTAATAAAAATTGCAGGGCCAGAAAAAAATTAGGTAAGGTATGTGAAATGGGAGAAGGTAAAGGTACTATAAACATAATAAGAAAAAATAGGTTAGGTGATACAGAAAAATTTAATTTAGAGGGTGGTCAGTTAATCAATGACGATGGAGTGTGGGCCTTTCAATTACCAATGAATCTAGATTATAAAGTGACTGATGAATTTGGTGACCTAATACCTACTGATAACCCTAATATTGGTATACCTACTAGAACCAACGTAAGGTTTAAAATAGGTATGAATGAAACTGGCGGTGAAGGTAGGATAAGGACTAGAGCTAAATATCTAGTACCTCATAACCCTAATTTACCTAGTGAGATAGATTATTCATTTGATGAATCTACCTCTGATATACATTTTAGGGATATGTTTTGGAATAAAATATATACAGTTAAAAACCACATAACACGTTTTCAACGAAACCCTCGTAAAGAGAATAGAAACTTCATTGGTTTTAAAGATGTGGATGACTGCGTTGGTACGAAGAACCCATTACCTTTTAATAAACTAGATACAGATTTTAATCCTTTATTTATTGTACTTTGTTTAATAGTAAACTTTATTATTACGATAGTAGACATAATAAACAAAGTAGTTACT